CCCCCCCCCCACCCCCATCCCCTCCCCCACCCCCTCCCCCACCGCCCCCCGGCGCCGGCAGTGCCCCCATCTCCCCCGACTTGCGCTTGACCGCGTCGATCTCGTCGCCGAGTCGGCGCAACTCCTCGCGCGCAGCCGCGATCGCCGTCGTGTCCGCGTTGATGTAGAGGGTGGTCTTGGCGCTCTGGTCGGCCATCAGGGCTCACCGATCTCGGATGGCACGTACCCGGCGAAGGGGTCCTCGCCGCGCGCAGCGGCGGCCCGCATGTCGGCCTCGGCGGCGTCGGCCTCGTGCGACCGGCCGATGCGCGCCCCTCGCTCGACCTGGCCCCGCAGCATCCACGCCTCCCAGTCCTCGAGGTGCACCTCGGGCGGCTCGCTCTCGAACATCGAGCACCCGCGGCTCGGGCGCTCGAATCGGGACTCCCACGTCCAGCGCGCGAGATCCTCGACGGACGGGGCTTCAGCCCGCCGTCTGGCCCGCGCGGAGATCGCAGCCGGCGTCGAGAAATCGAGCGTGGTGCGACGCCGCCTCCTCGTAGACCTGGCGCAGCACCCGCGGGTCCTCGATCGCGTCGAAGCTGTAGCTCGGCTCGTGCCCGGGGCGGTCCTGGCGGCACCAGTCCGGCCAGGACCGGACGCAGACCATCAGGTAGGCCTCCATCTCGCAGAGGCTCGCGGCGTCCTCGCTCAGCGCCTCGGGGGAGACCCCGCCGCGCAGGGCCGCCGCGATGCGCCCGATCTGCCGACGGTCCGCGATCGACGGGACCCGGAACCCGAACACGCCGCGCAGCACCTCGCCGCTGCCGGTGCGGTAGGCGACCTCGATGTCCAGCTCGCGCGAGACGATGTCCGGGGCCGCCGCCGGCCCGGCGCCGATCGCGGCGGCGCGGTCCTCGGCGAGCGTCAGAAGGTCGGCCGCGGTGGGGCTGCCCATCGTCAGACCCGCCCGCTCTGGTCGCGGAACCGCTTCGCGACGAAGCCGATGTTGCTGGCCGTCACCTGCCCCTTGCGGAACCCGAGCGAACGATTCTGGAAGCGCACGCCCTCGAGAGTGCCGAAGGCCGCGTCGCGCGGGCGGTCCTTCAGCACCAGCGTGTACTCCTGCACGGTGGCGACCTGGTCCTGCGGGGGCTGGATGCCGCGCCCGATGAGCGTCTCGCCCATCGCGTCGATCAGCTCCGCGCTCAGGCTGTCCACCCGGTAGGCGACGGGCACGAACTCCTCGACCTCGATGTTGTCGAGGACGTCCATCGGCTCGTACTGGATCGAGTACGAGAAGTTGATCCCGCGGCAGAAGGCGACCGGCTGGCCGTTCAGCTCGAGGAAGCCGTTGGCCCCGGTCACGATTCCCTGGCGGTTGTACCCCTGGTTCGCGTTCGCCTCGGCCATGCCGACGACTCCTTACGCCGCCGCCAGGAAGGCGAGCGGGACCATGCGGGCCGTGAGCCCGATGAAGTTGACGGGGAGGATCGGCGCGGCCTGGTACTGCGCGTTGAAGCCGTCGCCGAGGTTCTGCACCTCGACGCTGGACTCGCTGAACGCGGCGATCACGCCGTCCTCGACCTGCCGCTGCAGCTCCGCGATGAGCAGCGACCGGATGCTGCTCGCGGTCCCGCGGAAGCCCGGGCGGCCGATCATCGCGTTCAGGACCGCCTCGGCGCGGTTGCGCGAGAAGTTGGCGCTCTCGTTGGCGCTGACCTCGCCGAACACCTGGTTGGTGTCGCGGTAGGTCGTGATGCCGCGCTCCCACTGGTACTGCCCGCGCCCGTCGTCCCAGCGCGCGAACATCAGGCCCGCCTCGAGGGCGGACTCCACGTTCTCGAGGGGCGACCACGACACGTGCTGCTCGAGGGCGAGCACGTCGAGCGACTTCCACGTCAGCGGCTCGGCGAAGCCGCTGCCGGCCTGCATCGCAGCCGCCATGACCGCGAGGTACTGCGGCCCCAGGGTGACGGCGGCGTTGGCGTCGTCGTAGACCTTGGGGCTCTGCGCGACCGAGGCGAGGTTGCGGTTGTTGAGGGCCCGCACGGCCGACTTGAGGCTGGCGAAGTCCAGGATGGTGGACAGGCCGACGTAGCCCTGTCGGGCGTTGGCCCCGACCGTGTCCGACTCCATCTGGGTCAGGTGCCGGGCGAGCTGCGTGTGGACGGCCGCGTCCTGGGTCAGCGGGACGATGATCACGTCGGCGTAGGAGCGCAGCGCGTCGAAGGCCGCCTGCCAGTCGCTCGCGCGCGTGGTGCCCTCGCTGCCGCCGGCGAGGAACACCGCCTGGTCCGTGTGCGAGGGCGGCCCCGCGGCCCCGCCGGCGGCCTCGGCCGTCAGCAGGGCCGACCGCTGGCTGATGGTGTCGACCAGCGCCTTCAGGTCCGCCAGCAGAGCGACGTCGGCGTTGCTGCGCACGTTGAGGCTGGTGGCGGCGTCCAGGTCCGCGACGAGGCGGATGGACGGGTCCGGCGCGACGACCTCGGCGATGAATCCGGGCTTGCCGTTGATGAAGCTCACGAGGGCCGCGACGGTCGGGATCTTCGCGACCGGGGCGCTCAGCGCGGTCCCGCTCATGGTGAGCGCCAGCGATTCCTCGATCAGCCCCATCTCGAGGTGGTCGAGCCGCGACCAGAGTGTCGTGGTGGTCGCGGGCGCGTCGGTGATGAGGACCCGCTCGGCGACGGCGGCGCCGCTCTTGTCCAGGCCGCGCAGCACCGCGAAGGGGGCGCCGGCCGGCGCGCCCGCGGCGACCAGCGTGATGGCGCCGTCGACGGGCATCGAGTTGAAGAAGCGCAGGCCGCCGGCGACGGCGGTGCCGGCGGACAGTGAGCCGGCCGCGATGATGAATGCGACGTCGCCCGACACGCTCTTGACGGTCACGTTGCCGGCGCAGGCGGCGTCGAGCCGCGCGGCGGTGATCTTCTGGAACGACTTCGCCCCGTCGACGTTCGCGTCGCCCGCGAGGGTCATGGCCTCGCTGATGCGCTGGCCGGCGGCGTCGACGCCGTAGATCGTGATCCGCTGGCCCAGGTCGGCGGCGCTCGAGCTGAGGACCCGCACCGCGTTGCCGGCCGTGTGCGAGGCGGTCAGCGTCGCGGTGATCGCGAACGCGACGTTGGTCAGGCTCGGCTCGTCGACTGCGACCTCGCCCCGCGTGGCGCCGTCGACGCGCACGCCGGTGATGGCCTTGAAGGCGACGGTGCCGGAGACGACCGTGGTGCCGTTGAGCCGGATGCGGTCGAGCACGGGCACGTCGAGCGACGAGACGCCGTATACGGTCACGGTCTGGTGCGTGTCGTAGGCGTTGTTGCTCTTGGCGCGGGCCACCTGCCCCGCCACGTGCGCGTCCTCGATGATGTCGACCGACCCGATCGTGCGGGCGAAGGTGAATGTGGCGCTGACGCCGGTGCTGTTCTTCGTCAGCGTCATCGTGCTGGCGTCGCCCGACGTCGGGTAGCGCAGGGTCAGCACCGGCTCGCCGCCGATGTCGTCGAGCGTCTCGACCGTGTCCTCGAGGCGGATGATCGCCTTGAACCCGGTGATGCTTCCGGGGTCCAGGTCGATCGACATGCGGTTGGCGAACTCCGCGTAGTCACGGCTCCGCACCACCAGCGCGTCGCCGCCCGGGCCCTGCAGCGTGGCGACGCCGCGGGTGCCGGGGTTGACCTTGCAGAACAGGACCTCGGCCGGCGCGTTGGGCACCAGCGGGTCACGCGAGGCGCGGAACGCCAGGGTGCCGGCGACCCGGAGCGCCCCGGCGCGGAACAGGGCCCGCACGCCGCCGGGGCTCGATGCCAGCCGCACGGCGGGAGCGCCGGACTCGACCACCGTGATCGGGACCCCGCCCTCGGCCTCGCCGATGAGGGCCACGCGCCGAGGGCCGGCGGGGGCCCGGTTGAGGGCGCTGGCGTCGATGCGCCCGCGGACGCCGGGGCGTCGCGAGACGCTGCCGGCCGGGCCGGTGAAGGAGGTCGCGGGCATCAGGTGTCCCCCGTGATGATGGTGGTGGCCTCCACGCCGGGCGTGATGCCCTCGGGGGTGGCCGTCTCGAGGAAGGCCCACAGGCGCCGCGGGGGGCGCAACGTGGGCAGCGGCAGGGCCGCCACGCCGAGGCACGACCAGTCGGAGCCCTGGACGTAGCACTCGGCCGGAAGGAAGCGCAGATCGGGCGCGAGCTCGCCGCCGCCCATGTAGGACAGGTCCCGCACGCCGTGCTCGGCCAGCCAGTCGCTGTGCGCGCGCAGGGTCGCGACCACGAAGGCGTCGAGCACCTCGGCGATGTCGGGGTGGCGCGTGATGACCATGACCTGCAGGCGCTTGCGGTGCACCGCACCGCGCAGCTCGAGCGCGTCGCCCGCGTCGTAGGCGCCGAGGGTGTCGACGCCGAACCCGACGAAGTCGCCGAGCACTTCGTCGACCGCCTCCTCGGCGCTCTTGATGACCGCGATCTGGTCGGTCCGCATCTGCGCGCGCGGGTAGCCGGCGATGATGGCCGGGGGGGTCGCGGCGAAGTAGGTCGCGACCTGGTCCACCTGGTCAGAGGGGACGCCGTCGAGCAGGTGGCGCCACAGCCGCGGGTGCGACTGGAAGTGCTCGACGCCGTTGCGCAGGGCGATGACCACCAGCCGGCGCGCCGCGCCGAAGGCGCCGAAGGCCTGCGCGCCGCCCTCGGCGAACGCCGGCGCTTCCTGGTGCATGGCGCGGCTCACTGGAAGAAGGCCCCGCCGTTGTCGTTGACCCAGCGCATGGTCGAGAAGAAGAAGCCGCGCGCGGTGAACCCGGGGTGGGTCCAGTTGCGCTCCATCGAACCGCCCTCGTCGTCGTAGCGGTAGGACTTCGGGTTGTTGCTGATGGTGCGGAAGGTGGCGTACTGCGCCTGCGTCGCCTTCTCGTAGGTCTTGGTCTCGCGCACCATGCCGGCGAACAGATCGGTCGCGTGGCGGGCGCGCAGGATGGGCGCGTGGCCTTCCTCGATGCGGTCGCCGTACTGCACCGCCCGCGGCGCGGCGTTGTAAGCGGCCGTGACCATCTTGTCGGCCCAGCGCTTGTTGCCCTTGGCGGCGTAGTTGGCAGCGAGCTTCCGCAGCGCGTCCTGGCTCCGGCGTTGGTCCTCGGTGCCGGCGGGGCCCGACCGGGTCGCGGCGAGTTGCTGCGCCTCGCGGATGGCGGCCCGGCCCATCGTCCGGGCGTCGTCGCCGTCCATCCTGCCGCGGAAGCCGCGGTTCAGCAGGCCCTGTCCATCCTTGGAGTGCTGCTGCCCGGCGGGGGTCCCAACCTGCCCGGCCGTCGTCGGATCGGAGTGCCGAAACCGGACGCTCAGGTAGTAGTGCCCCGTCTTGCTCACGCGGAGCTTGCGGGTGCCAGGCCGGAGGAGCGTGTTGCGGAGATCCCATGGCGGGGCGCCGTGCTCGATCATGTTGGGCAGGCCGCCCACCAGATCGATCGCGGCGGCCATCTTGCCGTCCTCTGGGTTGAGGTCGAGTCGCGCCGGCTGGATCGCGGCCATGTAGTCGCGCGCCGTCGTGTTCAGCCCGTTGCGAACCTGGCGCTTCATCTCGCTCTGCGCCGCCATGATCAGGCGCTGGAAGCGCTTGCGCAGGTCGTCGGGGCCCATCCCTGCGACGTCGAGGAGCATGCTCAGGTTGTTGCTGTCGATCTCGAGCACGGGCGCAACCCAGCCGGGCGTCAGGCGCTGCCAGCGTAGCAGCACACTGAACCTCTGTCACGGGGTCTGGTGGTCCCATGTTGACCGTGGACGCCGTCAGCCGCGGCGGTGGAGGGCTGCCAGCCCGCCCTTGAGAGCCGAGGGGTTCAACGGCATCACCCAGTGCTTCTCGCCGTCCTCGCGGTGCACAGTGACCGGGACCTCATAGTGATTCTTGCGCGGCTGGTCGATGCCCAGCCGCACCGTCCCCTTTGCGCCCGAGACCGCGTCCGCCAGGTAGCGAGCGTTGACTGCGACGTCGCTATCCGGTGCCGACGTGGCGCCGAGCGGAATCATCGGGGCGCCGCCATCGGCGTACTTCGGGTCGGATGAGATGTGCGACGCGAAGACCTTGCCGCCGCGCCGATGAATCGTGAGGCTGGCGCCCGGCCCCGCATGCGCCTGAATCGCCCCGACGACGCGCTTCATGTGCCCGGCGTCGATGTCGTCCTGGTGCTGCGTGTCCTTGGTGACGGCCTGGTAGTGCGGGAAGTCGACACGGCCCTCGCTCCCCGCGTCCCTGTTGGCGAGCATGGGGTGCTTGAACGCGCGGTAGGTGCCACCCTCGCGGTGGTCTCCCGCCACGGGGACCCGCGCCAGGCGGTACCCGTCCGTGGCGGTCGCCATGCCGCCCTCGACCTTGTAGTGGCCCAGGTTGTCGCGGTTGAGGTGGTCCTTGGACGCGAAGCCCGACAACCGCCTGGCGGCGGACTCGCGCGTCGCGTGGGCCTTCGGCTTCACCGCGAAGGCACCGGGCTTGGGCGCAGCGACCTGCGCCATGCCATCGAGCGACGCGGCCGTCTCGCCGAGCTTGGCGATCTCCTTGGCGTGCGCGTGCAGCTCGAGGGCGCGCTTCGCCTGCCCCGAGATGACCGCCGCGTTGGCTTCGGCCTCGCTGTCCCCTCGCGCCATCATGCCGGCCGCGTGGAGCGCCTCGCCCTTGGTCTTGGCGTTGACGCTCGTGCGCCGCTCACCCTCACCCTTCGTGACGTGCCAGTCGGACCCCACCTTGGTCACGCCGTGGTCGCCGTGGTCGCCGTGCGCGAGACCCTTGCCCCACCGCGCGGCGAGCTCACGGTGGAACGAGTCGGACAGCCCGGGGTTGCCACGGGCCGTGACGATGCGATCCAACTGGTCGTCGGTCAGCCGCGGCGCCCACGCCACCGGCTTGTTGTCGAAGCGGCTGCGGGTCCGGTTGGCGTTCCGCTCGTGGGCGTCCATGAGGTCGGCGGCGTGGGCCATCGAGATCGGGCCGTGCTTGTCGTCTGCGATCTGGCCCGAGGCCTTGCCCTGCGCGTCGGCCGTGACGTGCTGATGAAGGGCGCGGCCGACGTCCTCGGCCCCCGCTCCCCACAGACTGTTCTTCATCTTCGTCACGACGCGGTCGTGCGCCTCGCCCTTCGACTCGTTCGCCTCGCCCCACCCCTCGGCGCCGTGCTTCCGCTCGAGGTCTGCGCGGGTGTGACCACGCGCCCCGACCGGGTTGTCGCCGACGGCGATCCACTGCTGGCGCCCCTTGTCCTGCCCGTAGGACACCTTCATGCCGCGCCGGTACTTGGTCCCATCGGGGGCGCTGATGACCTCTCCGTCGCCGCCGAAGACCGGGTGTTGCGCGCCCGTGCTGGTGAGCGTGTCGAGGTCGACCCCCGAGCCCGTGACCTCCGCGATCATGTGCCGGTTGCGCAGCCCAGCGGCGGCATCATGGTGATCCTGGGCGGACCAGTCGCGGGTCTCCTCGTCGAGGTGGTCGCCGAGGACGTGGCGGGGTGGGATGGCCTTCTTGCCCATGGTCCAGCCATCCGGCTCCTTGTAGCCGGTGGTCTCGTCGTGCGCGGCGGCGTGGGCGAGGTGCTCGTGATACTCGTTGCGCCGCGCCTCCGCCTCGAGCCTGCTGGCCTGCTTCGCGCTCCCCTTCTTCCGGGCGGTCGCGATGTCCCGCCCCAGCTTCTCGCGGTGCGCCCCGATGGCCTCGGCGTGCTCGGAGTGGATCATGGCCGCGAGGGCCTTCCGGCTGACGCGCTCCTCGTGGCCGGACTCGTCGTGGCGGATGGTGACGTGGTCCCCGTCGGCGGCGACCACGTGGAAGTGCCCCTCCTTGCCCGCGTTCGCGACCTTGAAGGCCGCGCCCACCTGCATGTGCTCCTCGGCGTGGAGCGCGCCGCCCTGGCCCACCCGGTAGATGTACTTCCAGGGGCGCTTCGGGTTCCCGGTCGGGATTCGCTTGAGGTACTTGTGCCCGGCGCCCTTCGCCACGACGTCGGCGCCGCCCTGCGCCATCCACAGGAGCATCCCGAGCATGGGCGGCAGCTCGACCACGTCGAGCAGTCCGCCCGCGTCCTCGGACTTGTAGAAGTCGTCCCCCTCGGGTGCGTCGATCGGCAGGAAGAAGCGCATGGGTCAGCCCTCCCGGGGCAGGAAGTCGATGTCGGCCATGACCGTGACGGCCATTTCTTCGTGCGCCGCCTCGGGCGCTTTGAACTGCACCTGGCCGGCGCGGATCACGTAGGGGAAGTCGCGGACGATGAAGCGGGGGTGCGTCTCGTATTCGATGGCGTAGCCCTGCCCGCCCACCGGGGCGGTGCTGCGGGACTGCCCACGCGACCAGTCGATGTCGCCGCCCGGCGTCACGTCGAAGTCCTCGCCCACGACGCGCACCGGGCCCGGCAGGCCATCGGCGCCGCGCAGGCGGCAGTAGGTGACGGTCAGGCTGAGGTTGCGCAGGACCGTGCCGCCGCCGTGCGTCGGCATCAGGAGGCGCATCGGGCGCGACGCGATCGGGAACGACGGCCGATCCACGCTCCCGATGGCGGCCCGCTCGAGCACCTCGGAGTGCGCCGTCGTGCAGTCCAGCAGGGTGTAGCGGTGCCAGCGTCCCGGCCGGTGCTCGGGACGCACCGTGAACTGCGCCTTGCCGGGCGCGTAGTCACCCCAGGCGATCCACCCGTCGGCCCGCTGCGAGATCCCGTCCACGATGGTGCGCACTTCCTGGGCGGTGTGGTACTCCCACCCGCGCCCCCGGCAGACGGGGCAGTTGATGTGCGGCTGGCCGGTCTCGGGGTTGTTCGAGCACGCGCAGCGCGACCCGTGCTCCCACAGCACGCTGTAGCCGTGGGTCTCGACCAGCTTGGCGAACTCGGCCGCCGTCATCTGCGTGCGGGGCCCGATCTTGCCGGGCCCCGGCGCGACGCGCGCGGGCGTGAGGCGCGGCCCGTTCATCAGCACGCCCCCAGCAGGTGCGTGCCGTGGTACTCGGCGCGGATACGCGCCTTCAGCACCTTCAGGTTCTCGATGTAGTTGCCGCGCTTCGCCCCGTACCCGTGGTTCGTCGCGCTGGCCGTGGTGCTGATGCTCGACGACAGGCCGCCGATGGAGTGCGACGTTGACGCGATGCCCGCGCCGGCGATGAGGTCGCCCGCGATGTCGAGGATCTGCAGCGAGGCCTGCAGCGCGACCGCGTGCTGGATGCGGGGCGGGACGTGCCCGATGGCGAAGCCGGCCTGGTAGGCGATCTTGAAGATGCCCGGCCACCATGACGCGCCGGTCAGGAACAGCGGCCCGAAGAGGGCCTGGTTGCCGTGGCCCGACTGCGCCGTGAGGAACTGCGCGAGCGTCCCCGTCTGCGGCACCAGGTTGAAGTTGCCCCACTTCGGGTTGGTGATCACGACCCACTCGGGGGGCAGCACCAGCGGCCCGTCCTGCAGCGAGGGGTAGGACGCATGCACGTGGTCGACCGCGATCAGCGGTCGGCGCCGGAGCTGAAAGTGCCCGAAGGTCCGGTGGTACATCTCCTCGCGGTAGTCGTGCACCTCCTCCGCGATGGTCGTGGGCCACAGCGTCAGGTCGAGCTCGCTCTCGAGGGCGTCGGTGGCCTCGCGGATGGCCTCGCGGAAGGTGTCGTCGGGGAACGGGTTGCCGGCGTCGTCGGTGAGGTTGATCCCCAGCAGCTCGTGACGCTTGAGGCGCTCCACGCTGATGAGCAACCCGTCGTCGGCCGCCGCCTGCGCGACCACGCGGCTGAACGCTCGCGATGCCTCCGGGTTGCCGCTGAACGCCCGGTAGAACCAACGGTCGGCCAGGGTGACACCCTCGCCGATCGCCACGGGCGTGCGGACGCGGTAGGTGCCCTGCGAGAGGCGCACGATGCTCGCGGCGCCGACCTGGAACAGCAGCACGTCGGTCGCCGCGTTGCGGATGTCGACCTGGCGCAGCTCGTAGGGGTCGAAGGACGCGCCGTCGGGCAGCACGAAGCGCACGACCAGGTCGATGGCGCCGCCCACGTCAGCCACGTCCCGCTCGAGGGGCAGGAGGCTGTACCCGCCGATGTCGGTCAGCGTGACCGTGTCGACGCGGATCTCTTCGGCGAGGTCCGCCTGCGATGCCGCGTGCCGCAGCACCAGCGTGTAGGCGCCGGGCGCGGGCGGAACGAAGACCGCGACGTACTCCCCCGGGAGTGCGCCGAGCTCGCTGATGGTAACGGCGATGAAGTCGGCGTCCCCGTCCTCGGGGACGTCACCCGCGCCGGTCGAGTTGAAGTGCAGCACCAGCGCGCCGGCCGCAGACCGCGAGGTCAGGTGCGCCGTGATGTTGGCGGCTTCGTCCTCGAGGCGCGTGGCGGGGTTGTTCGGATCGAACAGCGCGAACGGTCCGACCATGCACGGCTTGTTGCTGACGGCCGTGATCATCGTCAGACGCCGTTGACGCGGTTGGCGACCTGGACGACCTGCGAGACGCCGGCGGTGCCGGCGCGCGTGACGACGCGGTAGAGGGGCAGGACCGATCCGCGCTCCACGGTCGGGATGGCGGGCGACGGCACGTCGCTGACGTCGTCGAGGCGGTTCACGGTGGTGGGGCCGCCGAGCAACAGCAGGAGCTCGACGCCGTCCTCGTCGGGGTAGATGCACAGCAGGTCGACCCGGACGGACCCGGGCACCTGCCGCACGGTCTCACCCTCCTTGCGGCCCGCACAGATCCCGTCAGGCACCTCGCTGGCCGGCTCATTCTCCGGCGCGATGAGGGCGCCGTTGACGATGATGTGGAAGGTCAGCGGCGCCGGCACGATGACCGGCGCCAGCTCAACCTGGTACTCCCCCTGCGCGTCGCGGCGGAACAGCAGCACGCTCCCGCCGTCCATCTGCAGGGCGCGGGACCCCCGGATGGTGGTCAGCCGCAGGCCCTGCCGGATGGCACCGTGGGTGGTCGCCTTGGCGAGCGTCACCGCGACCTGGTGGGCCCGCTCGAGGCGCTCGACCCGCTCGAGGAGCGCGGCCACGACGTCGTCCATGTGAGCGTAACGTCGCGCCGCATCGGGCACGTCGTCGCGGACCCGCCCCCGGTCCCACAGCCCGCCCACCCGGAGGCGCCGGCACAGGTCCGGCGACTCGAGGATGACGCGCCGCGCCCGCCGAGGCGGGAGCTGCGCGTCGTTGGGCATCGAGCCCCCAGGCCGAAACGGGTCCGGCGCTGACATGGGACTCGACCGCGGGAGGGGGCCGTCCATCGGGGAAGTCCCTTTGGCGCGCGGGGCTCACGCCCCCGCGGATCACGCGCCGGGCGTGGTGTGGTTGTAGAGGAAGTCCACCCGGTCGGAGCCGTTCGCGAGCTCGAAGCCAGCGATCGTCCCGTTCCACTTGAAGGCGTCGTTGGCCGCGATGGCCGAGATCGCGCGGGCCGTGGCCCCCGCGTCGCCGGTGAAGTAGCAGTCGCAGCCCGTCTTCGACCCGTCGCCGAGGCGCACCGCGATGCCGTTGATCAGCACCTGGACGTAGCCGTCGCCGCCCGGCGTCTTGGTGATGGTCAGGCCGGTCGCGGCGTCGTCGCCCGAGGTCGTCGACGGGTCCTTGCCCTTGTCGACGGTGACGGGGACGGCGGCCGAGACGCCCGAGCCGCCGACGGCGACCGAATCGCCGTTCGCCGCGACCGAGAGCGCCGAGCCGCCGCCGCCGGTGAGGCCGTTGCCGGCCGCCGCCGCGGCGATGCGCAGGTTCTCGCTGCCGTCGTCCTCGAGGCCCGTGCCCGCGATGGCGCTCGCGTCGATCGCCAGCAGGTGACTGGACGCCCCGACCTTGAGGCCGTCGCCGATGATCTCGCTGGCGTCGATCTCGAGGTCGTTGGCGTTGACCTGGACGCCCTTGCCGCCGTCGCCGACGGCGAAGACGCCGTTGGCCTCGGTGAGTCCGGCGCCGGCCTCGGTGGCCGTGACGCGGGAGAAGATGACCCAGGACTGCGGATCGGTGTCGACGGTGTCCGGCGCCGCGGCCAGGATGAACCCGGTGTCGCCGTAGGTGTTGCCCTCGTCGACGAAGACGTAGGCGCCGCCGGGCACATCGGCCTCGGCGTCGGCGTCGGTCGCGCGGGTCAGCACGAACGGGTTGCTGCCGTCACCGGCCGCGGTGACGGTGTAGATGCCGTCGTCGGCGTGGCCGCCCGAGGTCCACACGAGCACGCGGTCGGCGGCGATCAGGGTCACGCCGTCCTGGGCGCCGATGGCGCCGTTGGCGTCCGCGGTCAGGGTCGCGCTGGGACCGTCGCCCGACTGCGTGTAGGCCGCGAGGCCCGCACGGGGCACCAGGGCCCGCACCGGCGCCTTGAAGGCGGTCCGGCCCGCGAACAGCGCGTCGACGTAGCTCTTGGTGGCCGCGTCGTTGCTGGTCGCGGGGGCGCCGAGGTTGGTCAGCTTGTTGTTGCCCATCGACTGGTCGCCGGTGAACGCCTGCCCGCCGTCGGCCTGGATGACCGCCTCGGCCAGCTTCGCCAGCGCGATGTCGCCGTCCGCGACGACGATCTGCTTGAAGGGGAGTCTGCTCGCCATGATGTCCTGCCTTCCCGACCGGGTGTCCGGTCCTCATGGAGCCCGCACCGGGGCCCGTTTCAGTCGCTCGGCGCGTACCACGCTGCGAGCACGTCTGTTGCCTCGAGCGCCAACCCGATCCACGTCACCGCGGCCCCGGTCAGCGTGTAGTCCTGGCTCCGTGCCTGAGCCACGCCGTTGAGCGTGACCGTCAGCAGGGCATCCCCCGAGTCGTCCGCCCCAGGCGTGGCGCCCAGCGTCCAGGGCGATCCGTTCCAGGCGAGCGCCTGGTACTGCCACCCGCCGCCGTCGCCACCGGCAATGACCGGGGGCGGGTTGCGGCGCGCCACCACGGTCAGGGCTCCGGGCCGAGGTACAGGTCGACGTTGCCGGCGCCGCCGGTCAGCGCCGTCACCTGGACGAACATCGGCCGGTAGGCCACCCCGACGCAGCGGGCCTCGGTGGCCTCGCCGAGCGTCGTGAAGGCCCCGTCGGTGGCCTTGACCCAGCCGCTGCCCGTGACCCACGCCCACACCTGGACGTTGATGCTCGTGCGCGTCGCCAGCGCGACGTTGCGCCAGTGCAGGCACACGGCGCCGAACGCCGCCCCGGCGACGTGGGCATCGCTCAGGGCCGTAGGCGCCGCGTCACCGGCCGCGATGGCGGCCCGCTTCGCGTAGGGGGTGCCAGCCTCGTCGGCGTACAGCGCGAGCGGCCGCACCACGAGGGTCGCCAGGGATCGCGTCTCGCGCTCCCCCGCCTCGATGACGGCCGCCTGGTGCGGCTGCCGCTTGAGGCGCGTGCGCTCGGTGATCGGCGTGGGCATCGCTTACCCGCGCCGCCCGCGACCACGGCCGCCACGGGGGGACTCCTCGGCGTCGGCGTCCTCGCCGTCCTCGCCGTCGCCGTCCTCGCCAGGAAGCGGGGCCGGGGGCAGGGCCGGCCCCGTCTCCCATCCGAAGGCGCGCACCGCCTCGATGGCGCCCGCCGCGTCGTCGGGCAGATCGAACCACCCGTCGGCGCCCACCTCGACCGTCACGCCGGCCACGCTCATGGCGAGGCCACGGGCGCTCTCGTAGGGGTTGCGGACGCGCATCGGTCACTCCTCGCTCAGGTGGGCCCGGGCGCGCTGGTGCGCCCGGGCAGGAACCAGCCCTCAGCCGGCGTCAGGGCGCCAGCGCGGTCCCGAGCGCCACGTTCTTGATGAGGGCGTGGTGCCGGGGCGTGCCCGACTCGAGCGCGCCGTAGTTCAGCAACGCCCAGCGATACGAGGTGTCCAGCTTGCCGAGGGGCCACTGCGTGAAGGGGAGGAACTGCCGCCACTCGAGCGCGTCCGCGCTGTCCTCGAGCAGGTAGAACTCGGCCGCCCCTGGGATCCACTCGTTCAGGTCCGCGATCGTCTGGTTGCCGGCGCCGCTGATGCCGACCTTGAATGCCTCCTTGCAGGTCGAGGCCGCGCCGGCCTTGGTGCTGCGGTAGACCTTGATGCCGGTGGCCCGCTGGTCGCCGACGCCGACGTCCTTGACCACGATGTCGACGCGCGTGCCCGTGGCGTGCGCGACCGCGTTGGTCGTGACGCAGGGCCCCTCGCCATAGGGGTTCACCAGCGCGACCTTGTAGATGTAGTTGGCCCCGCCGGCCCAGGCCGCGGTCCACTTGGTGTAGCCGGACCCCGCGTCGGCCGGCTGCGTGACCACCACGGGCGCCAGCGGGCGCTTGCTCGCGATCGGCCCGTAGCCGTTGCCGTCGTTGGGGGGCACGTCGCGGGCGCGCAGGAAGGTGCTCTGCTCGATCGCCACGTCGCCGTGCTGGAAGCCCCACTTGCGGATCGCGGTGTTCGGCTGGATGTCCGAGCCGAAGTCCTTGCGCATGCGCTGCAGGAAGACGCGGCTGATGTCCTTCACGCCCGCGACGGGCGCGTGCAGCAGGTCGGGCATGCCGTAGTTCGGCTGGTCGGTCGCCTGGGCCGAGGCCTCGAGCAGCATGTCCTCGGTGATCAGCGCGCCGGCCGCGTCGATGATGCTCGCGCCGCCGTCGATCATGATCTTGCGGATGCCGTCGAAGTGACGCGGGTTGACCGAGCTGTCACCCTCGTAGCAGAGGCGCTCGATGCCCTGGAGCATCGTCAGCATCCCGTTGTTGTTTTCCCGCACGATGTGCGGCCCGGCCAGGCTCTTCTGAATCGCGACCGCCAGCGGCATGCGGCGGGTGTTGCCCATGTACTTCATGCGCAAGAGCTCGCGGCTGTAGGTGCTGTCGTCCTCGACCGGCAGCCCGCCCATCTCGTGCGTGATGAAGTCCGCGGCCGACCCGTACTCGTGCAGGCGGCTGAACTCGTGCACCAGGGCTGCGGCCGTCGCCTTGCGCGCGTTCAGGCGGGGGAACAGCTTGAGGTGCTTGGACTGGAAGGTCTGCACCTTCAGATCGGCCTCGAGGTCCTGCGGGGTGATGGGGCCGGAATCGCCGGCGATCTGCGCGCCCGCGGTCGGCAACTCGCCGCCGGTCATGGCCTTCATCAGGTCGGCGGCCTCACGGGCGTTGCCACCGAAGGCCGCGTCCTCGCCGGAATAGAGCTCGTCGTCCATCTCTCGTCTCCCAGGGCGGGACGCGCCCGCAATGCGCCGCTCGCGCGGACGGTCGTGTCGGTTCAGGTCCGCGCGGTGCGCGCCTTCTGCAGCAGGTCCAGACCAGGCTTCGGGTTGCCGCCGGACACGGCGTTGATGGCCGCGCCGATGCGCGGCTTCTCGGCGTCGCTGGCGCGATCGAACAGTCCGAGCAACTCGCCCTTGAGCAGCGTGGGGTTGTAGCTCTGCGCGAGCCCCAGCGGCTCACCGCCGCCCCCGGCCTCGCCACCCTTCACGAGCGGGCGCGGCATGCGCTGCCCCGCCTGCACGCCCTTGCGCTGGGCCGGCATCTTCAGGGCCGCGCGGATCTCGGCGAGGCTGTCCGCGACGGCGCCGACGGTCTCGGCCAGGCTCTTGACCAGGGCCTCGCTCGAGTCGGCGTGCTGCGCGAGGGCGACGGTCCCGTGACCGACCGCCTCGAGGCTCTTGGCGAGGCGCTCGACGGCGGCCGCCTGCGGGGCCAGCCGGTCGGCCACGCGGTCGATGCTCGCCACGGTCGCCGAGACCAGGCCGCCCACCATGTCGGTGGCGTCCATGCTCTTGGCGAGGGCCAGGGCCGGCTCGTCGTCCATGAAGCCGATGGCGCTCGGGACGTCCTCGCCCTCGCCGATGCCCAGGCCGGCGCCCTCGAACATGCCGCCGATGTCGGTGGCCTCGGCGATGGCCTTCTCGAGGGCCTCGGCGTCGAACAGGTCCGCGTCGCCGTCGGCACCGGCGCCGTCCTCGCTCTTGCCGAGCCCGTCGAAGCCCATCTGGGCCGGGTCGGCGGCGTCGTCGGGATCGTCCGCGAGGGTGTCCATGAGGCGCTTGGCGGAAGCCTCGAACCGGGCGGCCTTGTCCGCGTCGCCGGCCTTGCGCGCGCTGGCGGCCTGCGCCATCAGGAAGCCCGCGGGGTGGTTCTGGTCGTACATCGTCAGCTCCTCGATGCGCCGCGCAGCAGGCGGGCGACGTCGTCGTCGGTGGCGTTGGGGAGGCGGCCCCGGATGAGCGCCTCGGCCTGCGCGGCGTTCAGCAGCTTGGGGGACGTGCGGCGGGCCATGGCGGGGCGGCCGGCGCCCTCGAGGTCCTGCGGGACCACGGGGGCCGAGTCGCCCGCGACGGCCTGCCCAGCGACAGGCAGCGAGCCGCCGTCCATCGCCTTGCAGAGGCGGTCCATGTTCGCGTCGACGGCGCCCCAAACGCGGGCATCCAGGTCGCCGGCCTTCATGACGTGGCCGGCGCGGCGGCGCGGCGCGGGCGCCTGGGCGTCGGCCGCGGCCGCCACGGCGCTCAGCGACTTCTCGAGCACGTCCAGTGCCGTGTGCGGGTTCACCGGGCAGCGCGTCACCGCGATCTGGCGGATGACCGACTTCGTGATCCGGCGCCGGTCGCGCGGGTCGCGCTCGAGGGTCTTGCCCTCGACGCTGAAGCCGTAGCCACGGCCCGTCCCGCGCAGGGCCTTGGCCTTCTCGTAGATGCGCCGCCCGTCGGCGTCGTCGATGAGGAAGCCCTCGAACGCCGTCGCCGCAACCTGCGCGCCCGTCTCCGGGTCGGGCACGGTCGTCCGGTAGAAGCGCGTCGGGATGCCCAGCTCGCTGCCGGTCTTCTTGTCGTGGTTGTCGTTGAGCCACCCACGCGCCTTGACCGGCGCCAGGTCCATCCCGTCCTGCACGACGATCTCGTCGGACAGGTCGGGGTGCTCGGTCGAGAACACGCCACGGATGGCGAGGCGCTGCCCCGGCGGGGCGTCAGCCTTCTCGATGACCTCGAAGGGGGCCCACAGGCGCAGGTTGCTGGCCGCCGCATCCGCCGCGCCGTCCCGCCAGCCCTTCATGTCGCGCGCGTTGCGCAACCGACCCCCCAAAACGGAAAAAGGCGCCACGGGATGACTCCCGGGCGCCTTCGCTGCCGGTCTTGCCGGCAAGGCCACAATGCCTGCTGGTTCGCAGGCTATCCGCGAACAACGGTACAGACGTTCAGCGGTCCGGTCAAGAGACCGCCGCGAGCGTTCGGCGTGGGAGCGTTGCAGGCTGGACGACCTCGGCCACGCCCCAACGCATGCCAGGGATGACGATGTCGACCCGACAGTGAGGGCAGGTCGTCTCGACGCTCCCGTCGGCACGCAGTACCAGCATCGGCGCTGGGAGCTTCACGCGGCCGGAGCGCACCCGCGTGAGCGCGCCGCGGCATCGGGGGCAGTGAACCACTGCGGGGCCGCTCACGAGTCACCCGGCGGCCCTGCGCCGGTGTCCTCGGCGGTCTCCGTCGCCTTCTTCGCGGGCGGCACGAGGGTGCCATCCGGCTCGACCCCCCAGCCCGGCGGGACGTAGATCGCGCTGCACGCGCAGTTGGGGTGAAGCGGCGGCGCCGTGGCGACCCAGTCCTCGACCTTGCGCCGGAAGTTCGCGCCCCACTTCGGCAGGTCCCCGACCTTGAAGACGCGCGGCTTGCCCCCGGGGGCGTAGAGCACCTGACACCGCTTGCACGGTGCCCTGGACAGCAGGATCGCGATCTGCGTGTCGTCGCCGTCGCCGAGGGCTCGCGCCGTCTCGATGAAGCCCTCGTTGACGGCCGCGTGCACCTCGGTGGCGACGATCCGGTCGACGTCCCGGGCATGGTCGTCGTCGAGGGCCATCTCGGCCACGCGGCCTCGGATCTGGCTCAGGCTCTCGCCGAGCCGCATGCCCTCGGCGACGGCCTCGCGGACGCGCCGGCGGCGCTCCTGCGCTTCCTCGCTGTCGCTGCTGATGAGGACCGTCTCGAGGTTGTCGCCCAGCTTGTTCCCGAGCCCGACGATCATCCGGCCGCCACGCTGACGCGCCGCGTCAATCTGGCGCTTGCGCTGGCCCAGGACTGGGTCGTCACCGTCGTCGGGTGGCTCGCCACCGCCACCGCCAGGAGGATCGCCGCCTCCATCGCCCCCGGAACCGCCCCCGCTGCCCCCACCTGGCGGGGGCGGGTCCATCGGGGGCGGCGGGCCGTCCGGCTCGAGCGGCCCGCGCGGGGGTGCATCGCTCGACCCCGGCGGCGCCGGTGTGGGGCCATGCTCCACGTGGGGCGCCTCGGCCGGTGGCGTCCGGGGCGCGGGCGCGGGGCCGGGTGCCGGGTGCTCATGCCTCGGGGCAGGCGCCTCGACGCGCCCCGGGTGAGGCACGGGCGGCCGCCCCGGTGCGGGTGCCTCGACAGGCTCAGGCACGCGCCCCGCGTCGTCCCACTCCGGCCAGGGATGCACCTCGGCCGGCAGGCCCGGCGCCGGGCGGGCGATGGTGGGGGCCGGCCGCCTCTCGGTCGGCGCCGTCGGCCGGCTCGCGAAGCGCACCCGGCCCGTGTTGTGCCCGGCCGCGGCCGCCAGCATCTGCCCCAGCCCGTATGCGCCGTCGAACAGCGGCAGGTGGTCGCGCAGCTTGAGCGGGTCGATGACTCCGATCCGCACGAGGAAGGCGAGGCGCTCCGGCGTCAGCACCTGCGCGCCGAACAGCTCGACCGCCAGCGCGTCGTACTCCTGCCGCACGATGTCGGCCAGGAAGGCACGCTGCGCGGGGGTCAGGTTGCGATAGGTGAGCGCGGGCATCGTGCGCGGGCCGCCTCAGCCGTCCATCTTCGCGAGCGCCTCGACCACGCGCCGGCGCGCCCGGGCCAGGCGCGCCCGGCCCGCAGCCTGCGCCCCGCGGTACAGGCGCCGCATCTCGGGGTGCGGCATCTCTGCGGCCGCGTCGCCTTCACCCTCGGCTGCGGGCGCGCGTTGGGCCTTCACCAGGTCGTCGCCGCCCGCGTCGCAGTCGTCGTCGGGCCAGCCCAGCGCCTTCACCAGCGCCGCGAAGACGCGGTCGACCGCGTCCTCGTCGCAGTCGTCGTTGCGCAGCAGATCGCGGGCGAGCTGGGGCAGCTTCTCGCGCACCTCGCCCGGGGTGGCCTCGACGCTCACGCGCATGGCTCAGGCCATCCCGTCTGGCGGCTGGCGCATCGCATCCACGGCGAGCGCCAGGACGGCCATCGTGACGATGAGGGGCGCCAGCGGCTCGGGTTGAACCACCTCGCCCGTCGCCGCGGCGTACACCTGCAGGATGGCAGCCGCCAGCGCGAGCCCCAGGGCGGCGGGAATCACTCGAGTCCCGCCGCGATGATGGTCGCCGCGACGGCGTCGCCGGGCGCCTCGAGCCAGACGCCCGTGAACAGGCCGGTGAGCATGAGGATGCCCGGCTGGCCCGCGACGAGGCTGCGCACCCGCTGCGGGGACCCGTCGGCGGCGTCCGTGCGGACGTTCAGGTCGCCCTCGGCCAGCACGATCAGCAGCTTGGGCGTGCTGATGCTCCCGAGGTTGACCGCGAGGGTCCCCGAGGCGCCCACCTCGACGTGCTGGGTCACTGCCCGCTCGAGCGTCGAGTTGACGAAGTCCCAACTCCGCGAGGCGAGCGCCTGGATGCGCGCCTCATCGGTCGCGACGACGACGGACCCGGTCAGCTTGGTGTAGAGCGCCATCGGAGCCTCGCGCGCAGCGGCGCAGGTGCCCCGCGCCGGTCAGAAGGGGGGGCCGCCCCGGGATGGCCCGGGGCGGCGCTGCAGCCGCCGTCAGACGGCGTAGCGGACCGTGATCGACAGGCCGGCGGGCGCCCCGCCCTCCTTGGCGGCCACGTTGCACTCGAGGTAGTCGGCGGTGTTGAACGCCACCGACCCCTCGACCGCCTCGTAGCTCGCGTGGTCGGCGTCGAGCACGCCGTCCACGACCACGTTCGCGCCGCTCGCCTGGGCGAAGCTCATCACCGCGTCGAGCACCGAGGTGCCGTTCAGCTTGATGTCGACGGTCGTGGCGTTGTCGTCGCCGGCCACGCGGCGGATGCCCTTGATCGACAGGATGCGGCCGGACACCGGCATGTAGTGCCGGGCCGCCATGAGCCCGGTCGCGATCGTGCCGAGGCTGAACGTCAGCTCGCGGACGCGGGCGTCCGCGAGCAGGTCGTTGGCGGCCGCGTCGCTCGGGCGCTGGTGAAGCAGGGACTGGCTCATCGGTCTCTCCTGATGGACGTCACAGGTCCAGGTTGAAAGCCCGGACCTGCCGGGCGGGTTCGTGCGGGCGTTCCGGGCCCGCGGGCTTGCTGTCGGCGAGGGACTTCACGAGCCCCTCCAGCCGGTCGAATCGGTCGTGGAGCGCGTCGACGGACTTCTGGGCGTCGTCGGCGTCGCCGGACGGCTGGCGGCCGGATGGGGCCTTGCCCTTGGGCTTGCGTGCCGCCTTGCCCGGCTTGGCGTTCAGCAGTCGCGACGCCAGGGCCGCGCCCTCGTCGTCGTCAGCCCCGTCGTCGTCGTCAGGGTCGTCGGCACCGGGCGGGCCGTCAGCGCCGGGCGCGCCATCGCCTCCGCCCTG